TCAATCCAAGCACTGCTAACTTTGCAGTTTCTAAATCTTTAGAATTTACTGCTGAATTGTATGCGTTCTTTTCTGGGTCAGTCATATTCTCTGCCGCCCAATTAGACATCTCAGTATAAGCCTCATCACCGCCTACTATACTTTTCATAGTTGAAGTTTGTTGGTCAGCGATTGCTTTCTGTCCTTGAATAAACTGGTCTACATAATCTTTAGGTATACCTGCTTTTTCTAGTGCTTCATAAGACGTATCATTTAGTTTGCCTTCTTTTGTGTACTCTTCAGTAAGACTATTCATGTCTAATCCTGCGTCTGTCACAGCTTTCTCAGCAATCTCTAATGTATCTGTATTAGTTTCTTGTGGCTTTACTTCTTCTGTCTTAACTTCTTCTATCTTAACTTCTTCTTTATTAGTGCCTAGCTTGGCTTCCAACTCTGAATAGGACTTTGCTAAATCTTCAACTGTGTTGAATTTTTCAGGTAATCCTTCAGGTTTGCTAAGTGCATTATTATCTACTGGGGCTTCACTGCCAGTTTCAGGTGTTTTTATTTCTACTTTATCTACCATGTTTTCCTTTTATTATTGTGGCTTAGTCAAGTTACCTGCAACAGCAGGGACAGCTTTCTCAGCCATTTGCATCATTTGTTGCTCTTGCATTTGCTCTTCTTGTGCCGCCTGTTCTTCAGCCATTTGCTCTGGCGATTTAAGAAGACCGTCTGTATCAATACCTAAACCGATAGCTATACGTTTAATTAAATCATCAGGGTTTAAAGCCTGAACTACTTGCGGATTTATCTGTGCTAAGTTTCCTATCTCTGCAACAAATTCTCTTAATTTTTGTAAATCATTTCCTCTACCTAATGCTTCTATTCCTGTAATAATTGTAGGCTCTACTGTGCCTTTAGGTAACGTAGGAATTTCATTAGCTTGTTCCATTCTTTTCATAAGTATTGAAACTAATGGTAATTGAAACTCTTGTGATAGTAATGAATATATACCACCCATAGCAGTTTCTAATTGTTCTGCCATGTATCTAATTTCTTGTGCTGTCACTCTTTCAGCATCTCTTTGAATTGCTGTGTGTAATAAGAATGAGTAAGACATTCTTTCTTCTAATTTTTGTACTGCTTGTTGTACTACTTGTAAGTCATATTGTTTCTGTGCTTGTAAAACTGTAACATCTTCAGCACTACCAGTAATGATGTCACCATTTCTAGTTGTTGCTAAATCTTTTTTTCTAGTTACAGAATTAGGTCTAACCATAAAGACAATTTTAGATGATGCCGCCGCACTTTCTACAAGTGCTTGTGATAAACTTTCTAATGATTGAAGGTCGCCTTTAAATTCTTCTACATAACTTCTACCATAATTTTCGTTATCAATTCTAACCATTCGTAACGCTTGGTAGGGCATTCTATCTTTTTTGAATGTACCAATACTAGACGGTATTTTTATACCTTGCACTTCTTGGCATATGTAGAATTCATCATTTTCTAATTTGTAAATGTGAGTATATAATTCTATGTCTTCATCTTTTTTATATTCTGGGTGTTGTATAACTTCTTCTGCAATTTCTTTACCAAGACTTAGTACACTTGCTTTCTCTAAAATAACAATTTCTAAAACATTTCCTGAACCATCTCTTTCAATTACATATTGTGATAAAGGGTACACTCTCATGTTTCCTTTTTTAGGTAAGTAAGTTAATACGTTACCACCTACAATAAGATGTTTTAATGCTTCAAAAACTGAAACTCTTAATGCTAATGTTTCAATTTTAGCAGACACTTCTTTTTCAATGATAGCTAAAGACTGCTCAATGTCTGTTTTCATTTCCTTGTTTTCTTCTAATTCTTTTTTTGCATCACCTGCTATTTTTAATCTGAAAAAGGGAGAGTTGGGTGGAAGCAAAAGTAAAAGAAGTTTACTTGCTAGGTTGTTGACACCTCTTGCACCAACGGATTGGAAGGGGCTGTATAATTTACTGGTGTTAGAAAAACCGTCAGGAGTTATTAAAGAAGGAATAGTTAACTCACTACACACTTCTGCTCTATCTAAGAAATGTTCTCTGTCTTGTTTTAACTTGGCGTATCTTTGTTTCGCTGTATGTGCTGATGTAAGACTACCACCAAACTCACTCATTATTAGGGAGTAGTGTTAGTAGCTATGTTCAAACCTGAAGAAGTATTTAAAGAAGAAGTACCTGACTTCTTGATTTTTTTCTTCTTAATATTCAAATCCTGCTCGTTAGCTTTAACCAATTCAGGAGATAAATCCTGTGCTTGGTCTGCTCTAACTGGAGTAGGTGCAACAGGTTGTACTGGTGCTTGAGGGACTTTTGGTGAACCACACATTATTGTTCTGACCTTTCTTTAAGAGTGTTAATAAAATTTACTACATCTCGCTGACCTGACTTAAAGTAGATAGTTTTAGTATCATCTTTAAGTGAAGCAGACTTTTCTGGGTAAACTTTGTTTAGTAAAATAACTAAATCGTTTACCTTAGTAGGCAATGTTAAATCTTCGTCTAATTTATTCATCTAAAAAGGGAACTTTATTCCCATAAACTCCCTGTGACTGTTCCCTTGTTGTATTCAGTGGCTCTATTCTCAAAGAAGTTGGCATGTTCTACGCCATTTAACACCCAATCTAACCAAGATAGAGGGTTCTCTTTGACACCATAGTTAGGTTTTAAAGATAGCTGTAACAATCTTCTGTCAGCTATGTATCTGATGTACTGTTTAACTTCATCAGCTTTTAATCCTCTAATACCACCTTGAGCAAAAGCTAAATCAATAAACTTATCTTCAAGGTCAACCATGTCTCTAGCTGTTTGATAGATACTTGCTTTAAATTTTTCTGTCCAAATGTGAGGGTTCTCTTTTATTAAAGAATGAAATATTTTAATCATACTTTCTACATGGTGTGTTTCATCTCTGATACTCCAAGTAACTATCTGACACATACCTTTCATTCTTCCATATCTTTGGAAGTTAAGTAGCATAACAAATGAAGCAAACAGTTGTAAGCCTTCACCAAAAGCAGAGAAACAAGCTATCTCTCTAGCCAGTCCTTCTATTCCTGTACCTTTACTGGCAAATAAATAAGTATGTTTATCAGACATCTCTTTATATTCTTGGAACGCTTTGTATTCTTTGTCAGGCAAACCAATCGTATCATTTAATAATGAGTAACTGTGTGCATGATTAGCTTCTGATGTAGCTATAGCAGACAACATCATTCTAATTTCAGGTGGTTTAAATTTAGGAATATATTTATCAAGATATGCTTGAGCAATATCTACGTCACCTTGAGTAAAGAATTTTAATATTTGTCCTATTAAGTTCTTCTCTTCTGTAGATAATCTTTCGTTCCAATCTCTTACGTCTTCATGTAGTGGAACTTCACTTGGTAGCCAGTGCATCTTTTGTTGCATGTCATAACTTTCAAATGCCCAATCGTATTCAAAGGGTTTATAGTACGTTCTTGTTTTAAATAAACTCATCTTAGTAACTCTATCCCTTCTATTATGATTAATATTAACAACTCAAATGCTAAGACAGTATGATAAACTGTCCATAGCACTGTTTGTTTTTGTTGTTTGGTTCTTCTTTTCTTTTTCTTAAAACCAAATGATTTTATGGGTGGGTAATTCATTTCTGTCCCCTTTTAGTTCTATCTCCATACAATTTTTGCCACGACCAACTTGTTAAATAAGTTGAGTAATGGTAAATTATTTTTAATATATATATTTTCATTATTCACAGGCTAAACAATCGGCTTCTGGTATGATTGTTCTTTCTACTTTTTTTGATACTAACTCTGCACGTTTGATTGCTTCACTTCTACAATAGTACAAAGTTTTTAATTTACGTTTCCATGCCAACATGTGTATGTCATGTAACTCTTTAATGTTAACATCAGCAGGGACAAAAACATTTACTGACTGACCTTGACAAATATATTTCTGTCTGTCTGCCGCATGTTCTATAATCCACTGTTGATTTATCTCGATACCAGTTTTAAAAATATCTTTTTCATAGTCTGATAACTGTTTGAGATGTAAGACACTACCCCTTTGCGAGACAATGGACGACCATATATCATCATTGTTTATTCCTTTCTTTTCTAATAACTTTTCTAAGTATTTATTTTTAACTAAAAAAGAACCAGACATAGTTTTCTGCACATAAGCATTGGCTCTGTAAGGTTCTATTGATGGAGATGTTGTTCCACAAATGATAGACGAACTAGCATTAGGTGCAACAGCTAAAAGGTGTGCATTTCTCATGCCTGTACCTTCCATGTCTGGTGCTTCTCCACGCTTAACACCAAGCCTTTTACTCTCAGCTACCGCTTGTTCTTTGATAGACTTAAACATTTTCATGTTGAGTGACTTAGCTAATGCACCTTCAAAAGGTATACTCTTAGATTGTAAGTAGGCATGGAAACCCATAGCCCCTAATCCTATACTTCTTTCTTGTGACGCACTGAACTTTGCTCTGAATACACTGTCAGGTGCATGAGTTATAAAATGAGTTAAAGCATTATCTAAAAATCTAACTAAATCAGATATAAATAAACTATCATTTTTCCATTCATCATACTTTTCTAAATTTACAGAAGACAAACAACACACTGCTGTTCTATCTTCATTAGTAGGTAATGTAATTTCGGTACATAAATTTGAATGATGTACTTTCAATCCTAATTTCTTTTGTGTCTCAGGCAACGCTTCATTGATTGTATCTATGTATGAAACATAAGGCTCACCAGTGGCTACTCTATTTTCTAATAGTTTCTGCCACAAATCTCTAGCTGATACAGTTCTGATAACTTCTTTTGTATGTGGGTCTATTAAACTCCAACTGTCATCATAAGTAGGTTCAGCTATACACTTTTCAATCAAGTGCATAAACTTGTCTGATAAATTTACTGCATGATGGAGGTTCAAACATTTTCTATGAATGTCACCACCACTAGGCTTACGCATTTCTAAAAATTCTATTATCTCTGGGTGAGATATATCCATGTACGCCGCATAACTACCACGCCTTGTTTTACCTTGAGAGAATGCAAGTATCTCACTGTCAACTACATGTAAAAATGGTATCGAACCTGAAGATGCAGAACCACCTGATGTACTAACACCATCACTTCTTACGTCACCCCAGTAACCACCTATGCCACCACCAATAGATGCTAACCAAGCATTCTCTGTGTAGTGTCCTGTTAATCCTTCTCTACTATCTGCAACGTAATTTAAAAAACATGAGATAGGCATACCTCTTTTAGTTCCACCATTAGATAAGATAGGAGTTGAAAACATGAACCATAATTTAGAAGCGTAATCATAAATACGTTGTGCCATCTCATCATTATCAGAGAACGCTTTAGCGGCTCTCATAAATCCATCTTGCGGCGATGTTTCTTCAGGTAATAAGTACCTATCTTTTAAAGTTGTCTTACCAAAATCAGTAAGCAGTTCATCTCTTTCGTAGTTAATCATTTTTACTTTCTGTTACTGTGGTTGTGCCTTCTTTATCAATAATAAAATCTATGTATTGTTTAGCTTTTTTTAAATCTTCTATGCCGCCTTTGTATTTCCAACGTGAAATATATTTGACAACATTACCTTCACAGTATGAGAGTTTGTTTTTAACAATGTAATCTATGGGTTCAATGCCACCTTGATTATAATGTGGTGGTTTTTTTATAATGTCCATAGTTTTACTTCTCCTGTTTTCTTATTGTAATCACCATGTCTACAGATGTGTGCTACCCTAGCTTGTTGCAGTGCTTCTGCTTCTGTGTAGCCTTTGTCCTTGTAAATACCTTGAACGATATCCCACAAATCTTTGTGTGAAACATTGGTGTATTTCATTATTAATTTTTCTGCTGTCTTAATTCCTACGCCATCAATTCCGTCATAGTTATCAGTCTTATCACCAGTCAATGTTTGTATCATGTGCCAGTAGTTAGCTAATTTTAATGGGACATCATCAACAGTCATACCATCTTGTGAAAGTTTACATGGAATAGTCCGCATGTCTTTATCAATACTTACAATGATACGCTTCTCATCTGTAGGTTCTGTTGCCATGATACCCATGACATCATCTGCCTCTAAGTTTTTCCAAACAACACCATTGTGTTTCTTCATTACATACTCACGCAATGCACCTAACACCATTGGTTTACGTTTAGCTTTTCTATTATCTTTATAAGAAGGAAGAATATCTTTTCTAAAATTATCCTTATCAGTTAGACAAACAACATAATCATCAGCTTCTAAGTTAGAACCTAAGTCATCTATAGCAATGTCAACTTCAGCTTCACATTTTTTCTGGTCACAGTGAAGTGTCCATAAGTCACCCCAATTAGTAGCGACTTCTGCTGATGTAGCTATTTTATAAATTAAAATATCACCATCTATTAATAACTTTGTGTTCATTTAACTATCCTTTCCTGCATAGATTTGCTTAAATTTTTTGGCATAAATATTTCGGCTAAAGGCACAAGTACAAACCTGCTTCTCCAACCATCACCACCATTCTTTAATGTTTTGATGTATTTCTTTGCCAACCTTTTGATTGTCTTTGTGTCGAATATCATTCTACAATAATCCTTGTCACCATCTGCCAATATATGACACCAGTAATCAGACGTTGTAGCCATGATACCTGAAGGCTTACCGTTACATTCTATTTCAATAGCAATGTTACCAGTCTTAAACCACCAGTCTCTTTCAGTCTTAATTTCTATTTTTGTTTTATCTTTATCTAAGATAGATGCTAAACGCTTCTCTCTTTCCTGACCATACTTGAGGTCAAGGTCAAATTTTTTATTATACATTAATGTGTTTCACTCCAATTATTTCCTATTTTAAATTCACCTGTTAAAGGCACTCTTAATTGGAAGTAATCACCTGTTCGTTTAATACATTCGACAGCAAGTCTACCAACTTGTTCGGCATCTTTTTCAAGACACTCAACTTGTATTTCATCATGTACCCAGACAACCTGTTGCACATGTGGAATTTCTTTTATTGAATTGTTAAATTCTACTAACCATCTCTTGCAAATTATTGCTCCTGCACTTTGGAGCAAACTATTTAATGATGCGTGGCTAGAACGTATTTTAATCTGTCTCTTATCAAGAGCAGTTATAAAACCTTGTTCTGACACAAGTTTCACAGCTTCTATAAGTTTATGTAAGGCAGGTAAGTTATTTAAAAATCTTTTCTTAATCTTCCCTGCTTCTTTAAATGGCTTGTTAATTACTTCAGCTATTCTTTTGACACTGCCACCATATAAAAAACAATAGTAAAATCTTTTTGCAAGGTCTCTGCTTTCTAACCCTGCTAATTTCTGTGTCTCTGTGTGTATGTCACCTTCAAGTGCCACTTTAGTGTAAGCACCACTGTCAAACTTAGACATGAAATGACATAACATCATAACTTCTAAAGAAGAGACATCTATGCCTACTAATTTCTTACCTACTGGCACTGCAAACAATTCTCTACATTCTTTACCGAATGGAACAGTTGTACTTGGTATCTGTCCTAAATTTGGAAACGAATGACTGGCTCTAGCAGTAACACAAGAATTTGTATTACATGTGCCATGAATTTTACCTTTACGCTCATGTTTTAACCAAGCCTGTGTGCCTGTTGCTAATTGTGCAATTCTTTTATCTAATAAAAAATGTTCACATAATATCTTAGCTTCAGGGTAATCTAATTTAGAAAGTATACTGTCATCTAATTTAGGCTTACCATCAGGAGTAAATTCTTTAGCTTCCCAACCATACTTATCTTTTAATCTCTTAGCTATGTGATGTCTGCTTGATGGATTAAAAATAGTAATACTATCTTTTAATTTCTTACCTGTTTTAACTGACCATCTTTCTTCAGTGATAGGTAAGAATATAGTTTGTAATTTTTCTGCTAATTCAATTCTTCTACTATTTAATATTGTATATAATTCTTCTGCTTTTTTTCTATTAAAAGTAAAACCATATCTCTCTTGTTTAAATATTATTTGTGCTACTTCATGCTCTAAATCCATAGCCTGTTGTGAGTAACCTTTTTTATTTATAACATTGTATAAAGAATGAGTTACCTCTACATCTTGAACACAATAGTCTAGCATTTCAGGAGTAAATGTTTTCCAGTCAGTATCTATCTGTTCTTTGTACTTACCTATTCTATTTCCCCATGCTTTAAGAGAATGTCTACCAATACAATCTTTTGGA